TCAAGGGGCTGAACCTCATAACTAAAATTGTAGCATTTTATTCAGGTGCTGACAACGGCTCAGCGGTGGCTTTTCACCTATGCACTTTTGGAGCCCTTTTTCTGCTTTTCTATTTTACCATAAACAAAGTTTGTAATAGCATTACAAAAATGATGCCCACAAACTATGCTTTCAATCGGCAAATTATCTATGCCATTTGAAGCCGTAGTAAGTGGGCATTATGTTTATTTATAATATTCAGCGTACCACTGAGCGAACTTTCTCAGTCCTTCACGGATGCTGATCGTCGGTCTGAAACCGTAATCATCCTCCAGTGCCTTGCTGTCCGCATAGGTCACAGGCACGTCACCGGGCTGCATTCCGACGAGTTCTCTGTGGCCTTCAAAGTCATAGTCAGCCGGAAGAACACCTGCGTTCACAAGCTCCTCCTGTAATGTGCTGATATAGTCGAGCAGATTCTCGGGCGTTCCTCCGCCGATGTTATATACTGCATAAGGCGGAAGCGGCAGTCCGTCCTCGCCGTTTGCCTTTTCCGGTGCTCCCTGCATGACTCTGTATACGCCCTCGACGATATCGTCAACGTATGTGAAATCACGCTTGCAGTTGCCATAGTTGAAGATCTTGATCGTTCCGTCTTTCGCTAAAGTGTTCGTAGCTGAGAAGTAAAACATATCAGGTCTGCCTGCCGGACCGTATACTGTGAAGAAACGCAGGCCTGTGGACGGGATGTTGTAGAGCTTGGAGTAAGAATGTGCAAGCAGCTCATTACTTTTCTTGGTCGCAGCATAAAGGCTCACAGGATTGTCAACCTTATCATCTACGGAAAAAGGTACTTTCTTATTGCCACCGTAAACAGACGAGCTGGACGCATACACCAGATGCTCCACCGGATTATGACGGCAGGCTTCAAGGATATTGTAGAAACCGATGATATTGCTTTCAATGTACACATTCGGGTGGTCGATGGAATAACGAACACCTGCCTGTGCTGCCAAGTTGACCACTACATCAAAGTGATATTCAGCGAACAGCTTGTCGATCAGCGCCTTGTCTGCGATTGAACCCTTGACGAATATATGCTTGACCGGCGAAGTCTCAGTCGCCTTTTCGATCAGTGAAAGACGATATTCCTTCAGTGCCGGATCGTAGTAGTCGTTCATGTTGTCAAGGCTGACAACCGTGCCGGAGGACATTTCTTTTAGAAGTCGCAGCACCAGATTTGCACCGATAAATCCCGGCGAACCGGTCACAAGTATGGTCTTGCCGTTCAAGTCAATTCTTTCTTTACTCATATCTTAATCCCTTCTGAACAGATCTCTTGTATATACCTTTTCTTCAACATCATCGAGAACAGAATCATATCTGTTAGCAACGATGCAGCCGCACTTCTTCTTGAACTTTTTCAGATCATTCACTACGAGAGAACCAAAGAATGTGCTGCCATTTTCAAGTGTAGGCTCATAGATGATAACTGTAGCTCCCTTTGCCTTGATTCGCTTCATGACGCCCTGAATCGAGGATTGGCGGAAGTTGTCTGAGTTAGATTTCATTGTAAGTCTGTATACACCCACAACGACTTCCTTCTGCTTGCTTTCCTGCTCCGCGGAGTAGTCAGCACTATTGCCATAAGTACCCGCGATCTCCATGATACGGTCAGCAATGAAGTCTTTTCTGGTCCTGTTTGACTCAACGATAGCAGTCATCATGTTCTGAGGAACATTCTGATAGTTTGCAAGAAGCTGCTTTGTGTCCTTGGGCAGACAGTAGCCGCCGTAACCGAATGATGGATTGTTATAGTAGTCGCCCACACGAGGATCAAGACAGATACCACGAATGATATTGGCCGTATTCAGTCCCTTGACCTCTGCGTATGTATCCAGTTCATTGAAATAGGAAACACGCAATGCAAGATATGTATTAGCAAACAGCTTAACAGCCTCTGCCTCAGTTGTATCCATAAAGAGAATATCAATGTTTGGCTTAATAGCGCCCTGCTGTAAAAGTGTGGCAAACTCCTCGGTAGCCTTCATGTTAGCGTTATCAGAGCCAACAATGATACGAGAGGGGTAAAGGTTATCGTAGAGTGCCTTGGATTCTCTGAGGAACTCAGGGCTGAATATGATATTATCCATGCCCATTTGCTCACGCACCTGCGCGGTATAGCCAACAGGAATAGTCGACTTGATAACGATAGTAGGCTTTTTCTTCTTTTTTCCCGTTACATCCTTTATGAGGGAAAGAACTGCTTCTACAGCGGAGCAATCGAAGAAGTTTGTCTTCGGATCATAGTTTGTAGGTGCAGCCACGATAATGAAATCTGCGTCCTTGTATGCAGATTCGCCGTCTGTTGTAGCCTTGAGGGAAAGCTGACGCTCTTCATGCTCAGCAAGATACTGCTCAATGAAGTCATCCTGAATCGGAGACTGCCAGTTATTCAGCTTCTCCACCTTTTCCGGTACGATATCCACAGCGGTAACATCGTTGTGCTGTGAAAGCAGAACTGCGAGGGACAGTCCGACATAACCGGTACCTGCTACAGCGATCTTCTGGCGCTCCACAGGAGTAACATCAGCAGCAGTATCGTCTACGAATACATCTCTGTGATCGAATTCAAGGACCTCTGCAAGAGCGAGCAGCTGATCCACAGAGGGTGTGAACTCCTGCTGCTCAAGGCGGGATAAGAGTGAACGGTTCATTCCGGCTCTTTCAGCAGTCACAACCTGCGAGAGCTTCATAGCCTTTCTCTTGCTGGTGACGATCTCAGCCAGCTTTTCAAGGGATAGGTGTTTCATGTGCTTTACCTCCTATATGCATTATTGTTACCGATAGTAACAATCAGTATTCTGCTTATAATGAATTTATTATAGCACATGAGTTTGATAATGTCAATAGGTCTGTTGTCAGAATTCATAACATTTCAAGAAAATAGTCTGACATGCCGCAAAATCATGTTACTAACAGTAACAATAAAAACACCCACCGAGTTGATGCCGGTCTTTTCGGCAGTTGCTCAGTGGGCTAATTATTTTATATTTGATAATCAGACAATGTTGCAAACGTCTTAATCACAGACTGGAAGAAACACTGGTATAAATGATCAAAAGAACCTTTTGTATCTGCATCATTTAATGCCGCCTTATAATCCCGTTTCTTATCGCCAGAAAAGAATATCGGTGCAATATCCCGCTTTAGCAGCATCATATTTGCAAAGCAACGTGATGTTCGTCCGTTTCCATCACGAAAAGCGTGTATTACAGTTAGTCTATGATGGATTTGCGCTACTCGTTCAATATATGTGCTAATCGGAAGCGATTCATAATTATCCATCAAATCCTTGATTTCCATATCAAGATTCTTCATCTCTTGCGGAATATCAAAGAAATCTATGGTTTCAAATTTCGCTCCTATCACTAACGTATTTGTTTCTCGGAAACAGCCACCGTATTCCGGAAAGGGGGCAGTAATATAAAGCTGCTTATTTATGTTCTTGGCATCATAGATTGTTATTAGTCCTTTGCACTCGTCAAATGCATAATCGTAAGCGAATGAAAGGCCAGCCACTTCAATGATATTTTGATTATCTTCAGTACAGTATTCACTTTCCTGTTTCTTTAGCCGTAGATCAACGACAATCTGAGCGGCGGTCTCCTCATCGATATCAACGCCTTCCATTCGGCTGTCCTGAAACACATATTCTTGCTTAAACTTTAATAAAGCATGTGGTGTCGGCTCATATTTAAACATGGTCGTCATCGAATCTATTACCTGTTCATAAAGAACTGTATAGAACATACCCTTTTCGTTTCTCTTTGTCTCGGGCTTGAATTTTTTGCTCATCTTTTCTAAAGATACCGGATCAGTATCTCCTTTGATCTTTTGCAATCTGTATGCTATTTTATTTAGACAAGCCTTGAAACTCACACCAAAATAATCAGCAATCAGCAATACTGAGTCAAGATCAACATATCCGTCTTTTTCATATAAGGCGACTTGTTTGATTAATTCTGGCGTCGGAATTAGCAACTCCGAAGCAAACTTCTCTGCATATTTTTCTATAGCGCTTTGTGAACCTAATATACAAGCAAACTGCTTATTTGAATCTTTCAAGAAGTGGCACAGTTCATGTGCGGCTGAATATCTTTGCCGAGTTATAGGCTTATTAAGATTTATGGCGATTATCGGTACATCCCCATCATCTTCAGCGGGAATGTATACTCCATCATATTTCTTAAATGGCCTAAATAAAAAAGGTATCCCTAAATCCGTTAGCATCTGAAAAGGATTAATCGGGAATGTGGGTGTAGAATTCTTAAAGTATTCCTTAAAGAACGTCGAAGCAAGTCGATCGGCAGACATGCCATTATTGGCTAAAGCCTCATAATCATTTATCAAACCATACGCTCCTTCATTCTTTTCTTGAATTCAATCAGATTCAGTATTTCCCTCTGGTCAGCTTCATCAAGCTCTCCGAAACTACGTGCGAACATCTGAACCGGCATCTCTGTTGTTCTTCCATTCATGAGTTCGTCAACAGAAATCTGGAACAATTCGCTAAACTTAGCAAGTTCATCCACAGATACCTTACGTTTACCGGATTCTATTTCAACAATTGCTGTTCTATTTATTCCTATAACTTTAGAGACGTATTCCTGCGACGAATGCAGGCTCTTTCTTGCATCCCTCAATCTCTCATTTAAAGTTTTCATAACTTTTCCTCCTCTCTATGTCTGCCTCCTTATATATTATATACCATCGTGTTGGATTTGTCAACAGAAATGTTGGAATTTCCGACATTTGTATATAGAAACAAAAAAAGCTACAGAAAGACAATCGTTTTAGCTCTTTTGCGGAAAAGCTGTTTTTCGCTTGATTTATGTTGTTTCGACCACAATATCCTCTTCGGTGATCACCACACGCTGGATCTGCGCAGCGTTTTCGGCATTTACCTCACACCCGATGCTCTCTTCTATAGTCTGAAGCAGCAGATCCTCCTTGATCGTCCTCAGCTTGCAGCCATTTCCTTTCCGTCCCTCATGGCGTCCTCTGCAGGTCCATACCTTATGCTTGATTCCTTTCGGGCCGTTCAGTGTACGTCTTGTCATCGGTTCACCGCACTCGCCGCAGAATAGCTTTCCGTACAGGAAGTGCGGTCTGCCGCCAATCCTTCCGACCGCAGCCGTAACCGCTTTCTTTTGTCGTATGATCTCCTGCACGGTATCCCATGTTTTCCTGTCCACAATGGCTTCGTGATCATTTTCAAGATAATTGCTCTCATACGGCGCTCTTTCATCCGGCTTCTTCGTCAGGTAATTCTTTGGAGGCTGCTTCTGCAGCAGCTTATCTCCCTTATATGTCTCATTCTGAAGGATATACATGATATTATTATGTGCCAGCGGCTGGCCTTTTTTCGTCCTGATTCCATAATCAGTCAGTAAACGGCGGATCTCCTCAATGCTCTTGCCTTCAATATACAGCTGAAAGATCATGCGGACCGCATCCGCATCCTGATTCGGGACAAGTTTGCCTTCAACACAGTCATACCCAAGGATACGGTTATTCCCGAGGTTATATTCTCCGCGCTTGAAGCGTTCCCGATATCCCCACCTGACGTTTTCCGAAATAGAGCGGCTCTCGTCCTGCGCGATTGCAGAGAGGAATGAAAACATCATGGAACAGGAAGGCTCAGCGGTATCCAGATTCTCCTTATCAAAATGAATATCAACGCCGTTACCGTGCAGAAGATTGGCGTATTTCTGGCAGTCCACGATATTTCGTGAGAATCTGGATATGCTTTTTACAAGGATATAGTCCACCTTGCCGTTCAGCGCATCCTTGATAAGTCTCTGAAATCCCGGGCGGTTCGAGGCCTTGACACCGCTTTTCTCGTCACTGTATACTCCGGCAAAGTCCCAGTCATCATGCGCCTGTATGAGCCTTGTGTAATAGGAAAGCTGCGCCTCGTAGCTTTCTTCCTGCTCGTCCAGAGTTGTAGACACACGGCAGTAAGCCGCTACACGCTTCTTATGCTGATCTCTGATTCTGGGGATTCTTGTAATCTTCATTTCTTATCTCTTCCTTTCCCTTTACTTGTCTTTTTCTTTTCAGCTTTCCTCTGCTGCTGATCATGATAGCGCTTTGAAACTCTGCCCGGAAGATCCGAATCATAAAATACGTCTGAAGGAACCGTTGTCACAAGACCACATTTCCAGAAAACTTTCATGGATCTGTCATCCGGATCAGGTGTTCCTTTCACTTCCAATGCTATTAGTTCCTTGGTGGTCCTGATGTGTTTTCCGAACTCGATATGATCAACAAGATCATCCACCCACCAGAAATCAACATTTTTCAATCTGGGATGATCTCTTTTATATTCCAGCATGATTGCCGCCTCAGAGCCGAATTTGGGGCTGTCAAGTTTCTTCTCTACAACATCTGCGTCCAATGTGTGATAAGCATTGAGCAGCGCTTGATCCACGAAACTTGCACGGATAATAAACTGCCGGCAGGCATGCTCGCCGATCTCACAGCTCCAGCCGCTTCCGGGTCTTTGGATCTTGATACTCCTCTTAAACAGTCTGGAACTACAGATCGGGCACACGAGTTTGTCACCGAGCGGATACTGATTGTTATATTTACCGGGCATATCCGGATGAGGCGTTCTTCTCATTGCAAGAATCTGCTTACAGCGGTTGAACTGTTCTCTGCTGATGATAGCTTGATGATGATTTTCAATATAGTAACTGGGCACCTCAGTGGTATCATTCTTTATTTGCTTATGTGTAATATGACTTTCGCAGATGGTCTTTTGCAGGAGAATATCTCCACAGTATCTTTCGTTCTGAAGCATTAACCGCACTGTACACATGGACCACGTTTTGCAGTTTTCAGGTGTTGGAACATGATTGCTCTGTAAATGCTTCATGATCTTGTCAATGGACTCACCGTGCTCGTACAGCGTGAATATTTCCTTCACAACCCTGGCCTGTTCCGGTACGATCTGGTATTCTCCGTTTTCATTCTTCTCATATCCGTACAGTTTGCTCCAACGGGATCTTCCTTCCTCATAGCGTTTTCTGATACTCCATGTCGTATTCAGCGAAATAGAGCGGCTTTCCTCCTGTGCAAATGCTGCAAGGACAGTCAGAAGCATTTCTGAGAATGCAGTTCTTGTGTCGATATGATTGCTTTCAAAGATAAGATGTACTCCGATCTCATTGAGGTGTCTGACAAACGTCAGGCATTCAAGGGTATTTCTGGCAAAGCGGGAAATACTTTTAGTTACGATAAGATCGATTTTTCCTGCTTCACAATCCCTGATCATTTTCCGGAATTGTTTTCGCTTTGAAACACTGGTACCTGTCATGCCTTCATCTGCATAGATTCCTGCCAGCTTCCAGCCCGGTCTGCTTTCTATCATATCAGTATAGGATCTGACCTGATTCTCGAAGCTGGTTCTCTGCTCATCATTGTCAGTAGACACACGGCAGTATGCTGCAACTCTCAGTTCTTTCGCAGTATCCGGTTCTTCAGGATTCTGCGGCTCAAGAATGATCTTCTCAATATTCATAATTTGCCCCTTTCTGAATGGGATCAACTGAGTATTATCCCTCAGCGTTATCCTATTATTGCGTAAAACAGCCGATATATCAAGTCATTTCGCAATCATAAATCGGAGAATAATCCCGATGTTTCAGCAGGATAACTGGTCAATATACAGAAAAAAGCGGCCTCCTGTAATCAGAAAGCCGCATGGTATTATTTATTATTCCGCACTTCTTCAACAAGTTTCGGAAACTGTGAAGGGTACCTCAGAAGATAGGCATCCCATAATTCTGCCTTGTGCCTTGGATCCTGTGAGTCCCGCAGCACACCGGAAGATAATGTTGTCACACTGCCGCATTTCCAGTGAATGCTAATCGTTCTGTCATCAATACCGCCTTTTTTCAGTTCAGAAGCCGTATGGCTGTGCAAACCGAAGCTGATACTTTCCACCAGATCATCCAGCCACCAGTAATCAATTTTACTGAATGCCGGGTATTTTTCTTTTACCTGCAGGAGCAGTTCTGCATTTTCTGCTCTATCAGCATTTTTGCTATTTACGATACGCTTCACTTCTTTTAAATCGAGTGATTCATAAGCCTTCAGAATCGCTTTTTCCACCTCTTGTGACGGTATTGCGAATTCTCTGCACGCTCCTTCTCCTTCACAACAGAAATGAGTATAACAGTTCTGGATCAACAGTTTTCTTTGGCGGAGAACATGACCGCAGTAAGGGCAGCGGAAGAATTCTGCATACGGATACTGCAAAGGTGCTGTTCTTTTTTTGAGTTCAAGAATTACATTGCACCGTTCAAACTGTTTCCTTGATATAATGGGCTCATGGTGATTTTTTATATATACACTTGGCAGTGCTCCGTTATTTCGGCGTGAACGATGGGTGATATAATCCTTTACATAGTATTTCTGAGCTATGATATCACCGGCATATTTCTCATTGGCTATCATGTAGTGGATCCTTGAATGGTCCCAAACCTTATCTTTTCCGTCCGGTCTCGTATATCCTTTCTCAAAAAGAATCCTGGTTATTTCGGGTACAGATGTCCCGTGTTCATATAAATCAAAAATCAGTCTGACGGCCTCTGCCTCTCTTGGAACGATTTCTATATTATCGTTTGCTTCATTCTTTCGGTAACCGTAGCACCTTATCAAAAGCGGTTCACCGTTCTGAAGCCGTTTCCGTTTTCCCCATCTTACATTCTCCGAATGTGAATGGCTTTCTTCCTGGGCAAACGCCGCAAATACAGAAAGCAGTATTTCGGAAGAGATCATATCTGTATCGATTCCTTCTTTTTCAAGTATTAATCGAACTCCAAGATCTCTGAGTTTTTTGATACAATTCAGCGCATCAAGCGTATTACGCGCAAATCGGGACAGTGATTTACAGATCACGCAATCTATAAGGCCTTTTTCACAGTCTTCAAGCATTCTGAGGAACTCTTTACGTCTCGCCATCATTGTCGCAGAAGTACCTCTGTCGGCGTAGATCCCTGCAAACTCCCAGCCGGGCTCCGAAGAAATCTTTTCTGTATATACTGCAACCTGTGTTTCGTAACTGGTAAGCTGCTCTTCAGACTTTGAGGAAACACGACAATAAGCACATACACGCAGCTTCGGCTTTGTGGTTTCGGATATATCCTGATTGAGTATTCGCTTTATCTTTGTGCTTCCCACAATTTTACCTCCTTTTCAGCGACCTTTTGACCTTTTTCCATCAGATATTTTTCTTCAGCAGAGAATACTGATCTTCCGCCTCCGATTGTCCCGTGTTTTATCAATTCCTGGACAATATCAAATAACTCGTGGCTTACGATGGCGGGATGATGCCCTTCAATAAGGATCTGATCGACAAAACCTTTATTCTTGACTCTCTTTTCCTTTCCGTTACTGTCAATGATCGTACATTCTTTATTGGACAGAAAATCACCCACATAGTTCTCACTGCGAAGAAGCAGCGCCACAGTAGGCTTTGTCCATACTTTTTCGCTTCCGTCCTCTCTTTCCATACGATTCATTTCATCTCTGATCTCAGCGTATGTGTGGCAAGTAGCTGCCATGTAGAATGCCATTCTGACAACTTCGGCTTGATTCGGAACGATCACCCAGCCATGATTTTTACCGTCAGATGTGTAGCCATATCTTGGAGGAGACCATGTTTCTCCTCGTTCAAGGTGTTTCATTCTACTCCATGCCTGATTCTGTGATAAAGAAATGCTCTCTTCCTGCGCGATCGTTGCAAGTATACCGAGTATCAATTCGCCGGTCATGGTATCTGTATCAAGATTTTCCTTCTCAAATAACACACGAACTCCAAGCTCCTTGAGATGTCTGACAGTCTCAACACAGTCTGCCATGTTTCTTGCAAATCGAGATATGCTTTTCGTCAGGATAAGATCAATCTTGCCGTCTTCACAATCCTTTATCATTCGATTCAGCTCTGTGCGGTTGTACATCTTTCTACCGCTCTTTCCGTGATCGCCGTACACTCCGACAAACTCCATTTCAGGATCGGAGCTTATCAGTCTTTCGTAATACTCGCACTGAACCTCAAAAGAGCCATCCTGAGTATCACTTGCAGTGCTGACACGGCAGTATGCACACGCTCGTATTTTCTTGTTTTCCATGAATACCTCCTTATCTGACCACCGTCTTCTGCGGTCATCTTATATTGCCATAAAACAGCGTACATAGCAAGTCATTCTCGCGATTTTTTAAAGATCACAGGCGGCATTTATCTACGGTATTTCTTATGTAAACAGAGGGCTTCCCCTCTGTTCTGCAAGGTCACTCCTTGACAAGAGTGCCGCTGTAAGTGTCATTACCGATCTGCAAAGTCACGGCGACACCGGCCTTCTTATCAGGGATTTTCTTTTCATCCGGAACAGGAGGCGGTGATGCCTTACCCCAGCCGTTCAGCCTCTTGCCCTTGATAATTGTCGGGAAATCCTTGTAGCAGATATCCAGATCCACATTGCCGTTGATACCGTCCACACGTCCCTTCTCAGAATGCTGCCAGATGCCGTATGCGCCGCTGTAGTTGGTCTTGTCCACCCAGTGCGCCAGCCAGATCGTATACCACGACTTGATATCATCAGCAGTATGCGTGGTGAGAGAGGTTGCAGAGCCGTACAGCCCGACAAAGTAACCCGCGCTCTCAACCTTTTTGAGGAACGCACGCATGATAGCCGAGACCTGTTCCTTGCCGAGGTCAAACTGCTTCTTTTCCTCAAGGTCGAAGTACACCGGCATCTCAAACTGCTTACCTTTGATGACCGAGAGGAACACATCTGCTTCCAGTTCTGCCTCCTCCGGAGTCGTGGCATAGGAGTACCAGTACGCACCGACCGGGATGCCAGCCGTCTTTGCGCCGGCGTAATTCTGCTCAAACTTCTCGTCCTTCTGCGATGCCAGTCTGCCGTAGCCCGCACGCAGGATAGCGAAATCAATGCCGTCAGCTTTAACCTTACCCCAGTCAATTTTTCCGTTGTGTACACTTACATCAATGCCCTTCATATCCTCACCCCCGAAATACTTGTAGAAATCATCGGTCACAGTGCTGTTGCCGTGGACTTCATCGCCATACCACTTGCCGTTCGGACGCACATCAACGTGAGTGTACTGGTAAGCGGCGGTAATATTAGCGATGCCACGAAAACCGATATCCTGCGCCTTGCAGCAGACCACCTTGGAGGAAATCGGCTGTCCATCCTGCCCGTAGCAGCAGATATCTGCCGCATTGCCGAGTGTATGCTGTCCGGTACCGCTGCCCTTAACAGCCTTATCGTGCGCAGAACATCTGAAGCCGGAAGTCACAATGATCTTGGAGCAGTTCAGGGCGATATAGAGCTGTTCGAGCTTTTTCACAAGCTCATCGCTGAGCTCAAACTCATGCTCTTTCCCGCACTTGCAGCGGAACTCTTTTGCATTAAAATGCGGGGAAAGCTGTGTGGTATCCGAATACTCATATTTCTTGTTCATTTTCTTTTCCTTTCTGCGTAAAATCGCTGATTACGGCTTGACAAAAACGCTATACTAATGCTATAATGAGAAAAAACACGGAGGTGCATGAACAATGCCAAGAAAACCTGCAAACCCGAAAACCGATGCTGTAAAGAAAACGACACGTAAGAAGAAAGTTGAAGATGCAGTCGTTGAGGCTGCTGTTGCAGAAACTCCTGCTGTTGCTGATGCACCGGTTGCTGAGAAGCCTGTCAAAAAGAGAGGCAGAAAGCCTGCTGTAAAAAAGCCTGAGCCTGAAAAGCATGATATCGTAAAGGTTGCTACGCTTGCGCCCGGCGAACTGAAAGAGCTTATCAATGCTCCTGCGCCTACAACGCCGTTCCCTGCATCCGATGATCCGTCAAAGGATATCGTTCAGACTACACGCAAGCCGAGAGCGAAAAAGGCGGACAAAAAGTCCGAGCCTGTTCTTTCTACTTTTGTTCAGGTCGGAGACGCAGAGTACGATATTTCGGATATCGCAGCAAAGGCATATAAGGCATACAAGTCCACGCATAAGCGTAAGGCTGTAACCGAATTCCGTGTTTATGTCAAGCCCGAAGAGGGAGTGGCATACTTCACTGTAAACGGTGAAGGTTCACCTGATTTCAAGATCAATCTTTAATACACCATCTCCTTTATAATGCAGTCGAGCGATCGGCTGCATTACTTTTTTCCGTCTTCAAGATCATCGATCATTTCCTGAATATCATCGTCAATGTGCTGCGCTCTCTTTTGAAGCACCTCGATAGCTTTCTTAATAGCAGGCGGATACGGGATTCCCATGAGACTGGTGTTTTCAATAATAGAAAGCAGCTCATTGACACAGAAGCCGATGCAGGTCGCATCTCGGATATATGTGGTCCCGATCATGATATCCATGCGGACAGCCACAACCACCATGAGCAGAATGCAGAACTTCTTTGCAAGCCCGACCCAGCCTGCTTTGGAACTCAGTCTGCCGGTCTTACTGTGCTTACTTCTGCCCATAGAAGCGGTGATCAATCCGGTTGTGAAGTCGATAGCCATGAAAATGAGGAGTGTTGCCAATGCTGAATCCCACCCTCCGAGCAGCGCCGCAAAAAAGCCGCCGATCACCCCGGCGGCAGTACAGATATTTTCTTTCATTCAATCATCCTTTCAAATTGTCACATCTACAACCTTCACAGCGCGGATCATCGGACTGGTATTGTCTGTGATTGCTTTCCATGCAAGGTAATAATCCCCGTTGCTGATACCGCTGCACTCAAGAAGCACATTGACATAGTTGCCCACAGTACCGAGCCAGCCGAACGGAACAGAAATAGCACTGTGATTCTGGATTGTCTCGTAGATATATCTTGCGGTTTCAGCTGAAGATAACTGCTGATTGTTTTTCGGAACGAGCCACATCTCACCGATATCTGTTGCGCCCGACTTATAGCTCAGCATGATCTTGTTAGAAGTGCTGATGTGAACAGGTTCCACACACATCGTATAAATGGTCTGACCCCAGTTGAAATCCGGCTGATTATAGTAGATCGCATAGCCATTTTCCTCACAGCAGAAATGCTGATACGATTCAGTGAAGCCAGAGAGACTGCGGTAGCCGTCATTGTAGAAGGTGTAGACCTTTTCTCCGTAGTCATGGAGCGCGTCGATGGAAGCCCTGAACAATGTGACATCCGGCTTTGTCTGAGGGATTTGAAGCACCTTCGGCACGAGCGTATTCAGCTTTTCGGTCTCCGAAGCCTGTACGCCCATTGTCACAAGATTTCGGGCTAAAGCATCCCTCTGCTCATCGAGGGCGGTCAGATAGTTTCCGATACTCATGCTGTCACCTCCACGATATCAGCTAAAGCGGTCTCCACACCGGAGAGGGCTTCCTCCAGTGCGGCCAGACGGGTATTGATCTCTGTGATGGATGTTTTTGCCCCCTGCATATCATAGAGAATTTCCGTCTTGAATCGCTCAAACACGCCTTCATTGACACCGACACGCTCTGTCAGATTCATAGCTGTTGTGTATGCGTCATTCCAGCGTGTAACGTGAGATTCTGTGATACTGTTCAGCGTTGTGAGATTGTGATGCCAGTGCGCCTGCCCGACAACCGTTCCGATGGATGCGATATCATCGAGCATTTCCTGCGTGATATTATCAAGCACAGCTTTGTTGGAGTGGGAATGCGCCTGTGCAGAAACCTCACTCAGTCCGGTAGACAGTCCGCGCAGAGCGTCTGCTGTCTGGGCATGAAAAGCTGCTTCATCACGCATATACTGCTCTGTGATCGTATCCAGTACAGACTTGTTATCATGTGTATGCCGCTGTGCATTCAGCGTCAGGAGAGCCTCGTTGATTGTCTGGATGTCATATTGTGTGCTGTCCTCAAACTGCTGCAAGCCTGCGAGATCAGAGAAAAGTTCCGGTGTCAGGGCATCGAGAGTGACCTTGTTTTCATGAGTATGGGCTGTGTTGCTGAAATTGTAGACCATTTCAAACAGCGTGTGGATCTGCTCCCTCGTCCAGTCCTCAAAGGGCGGATATTCCGCAATTGCATCGATCATTGCCTCAGTAATGCGGTCAAGCACAGCTTTGTTATTATGCGCGTGCGTACTTGGTCTGAGGTTCTCCACAGCTTCATTCAGCGTCTGGATCTCATACTGAGTTCTGTCCTCGAACTGCTGCAAGCCGGAAAGGTCAGAGAACAACTCAGGGGTGATCGCATCGAGCGTATCCTTGTTATCGTGTGTATGGGATTCCTCTGCAACAGGCGCAATTTGCTGTTCCACAATGGTCTGCACTTCGGTTGTTTTCGGGTACTCCGACATATCCGGTGTCACGCCGTCCTTACCCTTGAGGCTTTCGAGCCATTCCTCCTCCGTGCCGACATAGCCGTGCTCCACAGCAATCTCATAGGCGCTTTTGCCGTCAAGACCGTGCTCCGCATCTTCAATACGCTTCAGAAGCTGCGTATACAGATCGGGCGTCGGCGGGATAGGCGGTTCATCACCCTCAAAGCCGGATTCTCGGATATTCAGCGTTACCGGAACAGTTGTCGCTCTCACAGTTGTATCCGATTCCGTATCATAGCCGAATGCTGCCATTTTCACAGCACCCGCATGAAGCTCCGCAGGGAGATACAAGGTTGTTCCTTCTGTGCCGAGCACAACGGAATACACCTCATCACACTGCGAGAACTGCACCACCTTGTGAAAACGCTTCCAGTCACCGTCAAATGTGAATTTGAACTGCACATACTGTATCTGGTGGTCTGCAAGGATCTCCCGTTCCACGATCTCAATGCTCTGGTTCTTTACAAGGAATTTCCACATTAATCACGCACCTCCGTCCATTCGTGGGTTTCTGAATCATACTGCATATATCCGTCAAGACACTGAATTCGAGTCAAGCCGGAACGTGTGGATTCCATTCCGCCCTTGCCGTCCCAGTTGTTTTGCTTTGTAATTGCTGCCCAATCCTCCAGGCTGCCCTCGTAGCTGATCGTTTCCAGCGCCGAGCAATAATTGAAGCAATGCTCACCGATCGAAGCGACCGTGTGCGCCATTGTAAAACTCGTGAGAGCTGTGCAGTTAACGAACATAAAGCCGCCAATCACAGAACCTTCATAACGGACGGAGGTTAGTCTCGTGCAATCACGACAAGCATACTTTCCAACCGTCGCTACATTATGAGGAACTGTGAGAGAAGTAAGAGTAGCACCCCAGAAAGCACCACCGCCGATTGTTGTAACGGCATCGGGAATTGTAATGCTGTTCAGCTTTCCGGCTGCACTCGGATATTCATCCGCAGGCATGAAAGCACCGCTGCCGATCGAGGTGAGTGATGTCGGGAGAGATACAGATTCCAGATTCAGACAGCGTTCAAAGGCATCCTCACCAACGGTTGTAATGCCTTCGGAAACAACGACTGATCTCACTGCGTCGTTCCTGTAGAACGGTGAGCGATTCGATTCAATGTCGTAGTCATACATTGCGCCCGTACCCTTCACAAGCACCTTTCCGCTGGAATAGAGCGCATAGTACGCATTTTCACCGCACTGCCCGGCAGCAACAATATCTCCGATATCCTCAACCTCAGCTTCAAGCTCATCCACCTTATTGGTTAGCTCTGCAATGGTCTCGTTGTTTTCCTGTACCTCTGCGATAAGCTGCGCCATCTGCGACATCAGGTCAGTGACCTTGCATTTGCCGAGGATACACTTGCAGTAACCGCAGACATTGCTGTCCTCGCGGTAATCGAACCAATCGCTCTCTGTAATTCGAGAAGCTCCGGGATTCATACGCACCGCATACATAAGAAGACGGACATGATCTTCATCCTGGGGGATAGTTGGAAGCTGCGGATTCTCAGCCGGAGTGCCGGGGAAAAGTCTCAGCGAAACACTGCGGACGGATTCTGTGGTATCCAGATAGATCGCAATGCCCACATACCTCGGCAGGGACTCGTCCTGATACGATGTGAGATCGATCACATACCGTGAATCGTTGATAAAATAGTGTCCGTTGATCCACGCTTTACCGGTTCCGAGAACCACACCGAGACCGCTGTTTGCCGCTGTTAGCTTGAAGTTCTGACCGTAGGTATCAAGGATACCATTGCAGATGATACTGGACAGATATGCTGTGAAGTCCTCTGCTGTATAGGTGCGGTCAAGACCTTTTGAATTGAAAAAGCCGCATGAAAATGCCATAATATCATTCCTTTCTGAATGTCGGTGTCAGGCTTCTGCCGTTCTGATCGAAAGCCTCGA